CCAGCATATCGTCTGGTTCCCGCCAGTGAGCATTAATCTCCTGCTTACTATTTTGCTCGCGGTCGTTGCCGGTACAGTGGGATGCTTGCTGCGTCTTCCTTCCAGCACGATGCTCATCCCGATGCTGGCGGGCGCAGTGCTCCAGTCTGGTCAGCTCATCACCATCGAACTACCGGAATGGCTGCTGGCGATGGCGTATATGGCAATTGGCTGGCGGATTGGTCTTGGTTTCGATACTATGATCATGTATAGTTGGTTGTCGTTTTGCCATGTGGTTTAGAAGGTGATTGATTGTGTGTCGATCCTTACCTATCATTGGTTTTATTCCAAAATCGAATAATTGGTGCTAAAGAAGTGAACAAAATTTCAGCGGTGAGCTTATTTACTGGGGCAGGAGGGATGGATGTCGGTTTCTCTAATGCCGGGTTCCGAACAGTTTGGGCCAATGATATAGATAAGGATGCATGTGATACATTTAAGCTTAATCATGAATCACCTGTTTTTTGTGGTGATATTGATGAGATGCTAAGTGAATTGTCTGGGCTGAAAAATATAGGTTGTGTTTTTGGTGGGCCTCCATGCCAAGGATTTTCTGTGGCAGGGAAAATGGACGCTCATGATCCACGTAGTAAGCTGGTTATGTCATTCATGCGGGCGGTGGATATAATTCAACCAGAATGCTTTGTTATGGAGAATGTTAAGGCTTTAGCACAGTTGTCCAAATTTGAACCAGTTAGGTGTGAACTGTTTAAGATGGCTGAAAAGTCAGGCTATCGTTCAGCCTTGCTGGTGCTGAATTCTAAAGATTTTGGCGTTCCTCAGAATAGGGAACGTATGTTTTTTATAGGGTTTCGTTCCGAAAATGATGTGAAACGAGTTGAGGCGGCGATAAAAAAATACCAATATCTTTCGCCAACAGTTGGTGAGATTATTCGGCCTTTAGGGCGAGCGGGTAATCCAAATAATTCAAGAGTCTGTAATGCAAGGATTACAAATGCTGCTAAGCCAGTATTACGGAAGTCACCTTACGCGGGAATGATGTTTAACGGGCAGGGAAGACCAATTAACCCGAATGGGTATGCTTCAACTATAGCTGCTTCTATGGGGGGGAATAGGACACCAATTATTGATGAAGAACACCTTTATGATGGCTCAACAAGTTATGTTGAGACTTATCATAATCATCTAATGAATGGTGGTGAGCCAAAAGATATGCACGATGTACCTAGTCGTTTACGTCGACTAACGATAGATGAGGCTCTTTTGATTCAAACATTCCCGAGTAATTATGTCTTTGTGGGGAAAAATTCGTCAATTTGGCGTCAGATAGGGAATGCTGTGCCTTGTAAATTGGCGCAGGCTGTTGCTGCAGGGGTTTTGGATGTCCTTACTGGTAAAACTATTAATGTTCAAAAGAGTCAAACAGAGTTGAGTTTGAATTCGTAAAACGGATCACATTTTCAAACCGATGGATGCAGAATTTAACATTGCTGCATGAGTTTGCATCTTGAAATCATAAGCTGTACTGCTTAGCTTGACCAGAATTGATGTGGGTAAGAAGTGGTTATGCACCCGCATTAAAACCGCCCCATTAAGCGGGCGGGCGAGGCGGGGAAAGCACTGCGCGCTGGCGGTGGTGCTGATTTTATTTTTTCAGCGTCTGAGCGCGTCTTGATGGCGTTTAGATTGTGCACCGGGGCGTTGGTGTGTCTGCGGGCTGTTTTGTGCGGTGGTGAGTGTGTGAGGGCGTGATGACGGGGTGTAAAAAAGCCGCCCGCAGGCGGCGATGTTCAGCCGTTGTCAGTGTCCAGTGAGTAGTTTTTAAAGCGGATGACCTCCTGACCGAGCCAGCCGTTTATCTCGCGGATCCTGTCCTGTAACGGGATAAGCTCATTGCGGACAAAGACCTTTGCCACTTTCTCAATATCGCCCAGTGACCCGACGTTCTCCGGCTTGCCGCCCATCAACTGAAAGGGGATGCGGTGCGCGTCCAGCAGGTCAGCGGCGCTGGCTTTTTTGATATTAAAAAAATCGTCCTTCGTTGCCACTTCACTGAGCGGGATAATTTTGATGCCGTCGGCTTTCCCCTGTGGGGCATAGAGAAACAGATTTTTAAAGTTGTTGCGGCCTTTCGACTTCACCATGTTTTCGCGGAGCATTTCGATATCGTTGCGATCCTGCACGGCATCGGTGACGTACATGATGTATCCGGCATGAGCGCCGTTTTCGTAATACTTGCGGCGGAACAGCGTGGCCGACTCATTCAGCCAGGCAGAGTTAAGGGCGCTGAGATATTCCGGCAGGCCGTACAGCTCCTGATTAATATCCGGCTCCAGCAGGTGAAACACGGAGCCGGGTGCGAAGGCTGTCGGCTCGTTGAAGGACGGCACCCACCAGTAAACATCCTCTTCCACACCACGGCGGGTATATTTTGCCGGTGAGGTTTCCAGTCTGATGACCTTACCGGTGGTGCTGTAACGCTTTTCCAGAAATGCATTACCGAATACCAGAAAATCCAGCACAAAGCGGCTGAAATCCTGTTGCGAAAGCCACGGATGCGGGATAAATGTCGAGGCCAGAATATTACGTTTGACGTAAATCGGTGAGCTGTGATGCACGGCAGCACGCAGGCTTTTTGCCAGACCGGTAAAGCTGACCGGTGGCTCATACCATCTGCCGTTACTGATGCACTCGACGTAATCCAGAATGTCACGGCGGTCGAGTACCGGCACCGGCTCACCAAAGGTGAATGCCTCCATTTTCGGGGCGCTGGCGGTCATTTTTTTTGCCGCAGGTTGCGGTGTTTTCCCTTTTTTCTTGCTCATCAGTAAAACTCCAGAATGGTGGATGTCAGCGGGGTGCTGATACCGGCGGTGAGTGGCTCATTTAACAGGGCGTGCATGGTCGCCCAGGCGAGATCGGCGTGGCTGGCTTCCTCGCTGCGGCTGGCCTCATAGGTGGCGCTGCGTCCGCTGCTGGTCATGGTCTTGCGGATAGCCATAAACGAGCTGGTGATGTCGGTGGCGCTGACGTCATATTCCAGACAGCCACGGCGAATAACGTCTTTTGCCTTGAGCACCATTGCGGTTTTCATTTCCGGCGTGTAGCGGATATCTCGCGCGGCGGGATAGAACGAGCGCACGAGCTGGAACACGCCGACACCGAGGCCGGTGGCATCAATACCGATGTATTCGACGTTGTATTTTTCGGTGAGTTTGCGGATGGATTCCGCCTGAGTGGCAAAGTCCATGCCTTTCCACTGGTGACGCTCAAGTATTCTGAATTTGCCACCGGCCACCACCGGCGGTGCCAGCACCACGCATCCGGCGCTGTCGCCACGGTGTGACGGGTCGTAACCAATCCATACCGGGCGGGAGCCGAACGGATTCGCGGCAAACGGCGCATAGTCTTCCCATTCTTCCAGCGTGTCGACCATGCAGCGTTGCAGCTCCTCGAACGGGAACACCGACGCCTTGTCGTCAACAAATTCACACATGAACAGGTTTTTAAAATCGTCGGCGCTGTTTTCACGTTTGAGCTGCTCAATGTCGAACAGTGTGCAGCCACCTTTCAGGGCATCCTCAATGGTGACAATCTGCCGCCACTGGCCGTCCGCACAGAGAAGACCTCCGGCAAGGGCGTTATGACTGACGTCGATTTCCACACGTTCGGCGGCGCTGGCGCGTCCCCGGTTGAACAGTTCACCCGACCAGAACGGGTAGGCGTCGTGCGCCAGCGTGGACGGGGTGGAGAAATAGGTCGAGCGCAGGTGACTCTGTGAGGCCATACCTGATGCCACCTTACGCAGTACCTGAAAATTCGGGATCCAGAAAATCTCGTCGACGTACAGGTCGCCGTTATGGCTCTGCGCGGTGTTGGAGTTGGTGCCGAGAAAAATCAGTTTTGCGCCGTTATTGCCCAGGACAATCGGGTCACCGGTCAGGTCAACGTCAACCAGCCGGGCAAAGGCGATGATGTATTCGCGGAACACATACGCCTGCGTTTTACTGGCCGACAGAAAAATCTGGTTATGACCGGTTTTCAGGGCGCGCAGCAGCGCCTCGCGGGAAAAATAAAACGTCGCGCCAATCTGGCGGGATTTCAGGATATCGCGGATGCGGTGCTCAAGCCCGGCACGATACCAGTGCAACTGATAGTCGAAAGACTGCTCAAAGAAAATCTGCTCCAGCTTTTCGATGGCCTCGTCACTGAAAAAATTCTTTTTCGGTTTGCGCCGCCCGCCTTTGTTGCGGTTAGCGACGTTCGGATTAAGGTCTGCCTCGTTGCCGGTCTGACTGTAACGGTTTACCCGTGCCAGTCGTTCAATCTGGCGTCCGAGCAGGTCAATTTCCTTGAAGTCACCGCCGGTTTTCTGCGGTTTGATGATGAGCTGGGTCAGCCGCGCTTCCAGACTCATTTCGACACGGCTGATGGGGGCAACGCTGTCCCAGCCGTCGCGCTGTTTCCAGCTCTGCACCGTCGGGCGTTTCATCTGCAACATGGCGGCAATCTGCGGCACGGAAAATCCCTGCCAGTACAGCAGCGCCGCCTGACGACGCGGGTCGTGTAAAAGAGTGGTGTCTGTGGTGATGGTCATGAATACCTCGCCGTGATGAATACACGGCAAGGCTACTGAGTCGCGCCCTGCGATTCGCTAAGGTGCTGTTGTGTCAGTGATAAGCCATCCGGGACTGATGGCGGAGGATGCGCATCGTCGGGAAACTGATGCCGACATGTGACTCCTCTAATCACTATTCAGGACTCCTGACAATGGCAAAAAAAGTCTCAAAATTCTTTCGTATCGGCGTTGAGGGTGACACCTGTGACGGGCGTGTCATCAGTGCGCAGGATATTCAGGAAATGGCCGAAACCTTTGACCCGCGTGTCTACGGTTGCCGCATTAACCTGGAACATCTGCGCGGCATCCTGCCTGACGGTATTTTTAAGCGTTATGGCGATGTGGCCGAACTGAAGGCCGAAAAGATTGACGATGATTCGGCGCTGAAAGGCAAATGGGCGCTGTTTGCGAAAATCACCCCGACCGATGACCTTATCGCGATGAACAAGGCCGCGCAGAAGGTCTACACCTCAATGGAAATTCAGCCGAACTTTGCCAACACCGGCAAATGTTATCTGGTGGGGCTGGCCGTTACCGATGACCCGGCAAGCCTCGGTACGGAATACCTGGAATTCTGCCGCACGGTAAAACACAACCCCCTGAACCGCTTCAAATTAAGCCCTGAAAACCTGATTTCAGTGGCAACGCCTGTTGAGCTGGAATTTGAAGACCTGCCTGAAACCGTGTTCACCGCCCTGACCGAAAAGGTGAAATCCATTTTTGGCCGCAAACAGGCCAGCGATGACGCCCGTCTGAATGACGTGCATGAAGCGGTGACCGCTGTTGCTGAACATGTGCAGGAAAAACTGAGCGCCACTGAGCAGCGCCTCGCTGAGATGGAAACTGCCTTTTCCGCTCTTAAGCAGGAGGTGACTGACAGGGCGGATGAAACCAGCCAGGCATTCACCCGCCTGAAAAACAGCCTCGACCACACCGAAAGTCTGACCCAGCAGCGCCGCAGCAAGGCCACCGGCGGTGGCGGTGACGCGCTGATGACGAACTGCTGACCGGCGTCAGTCAGTCCGGGAAAACCTTCACGATTAACCCTTAATTTCAGGAAAAACTATGCGCCAGGAAACCCGCTTTAAATTTAATGCCTACCTGTCCCGTGTTGCCGAACTGAACGGCATCGACGCCGGTGATGTGTCGAAAAAATTCACCGTTGAACCGTCGGTCACCCAGACCCTGATGAACACCATGCAGGAGTCCTCTGACTTTCTGACCCGCATCAACATTGTGCCGGTCAGCGAAATGAAAGGGGAAAAAATTGGCATCGGTGTCACCGGCTCCATCGCCAGCACCACCGACACCGCCGGTGGCACCGAGCGTCAGCCGAAGGACTTCTCGAAGCTGGCGTCAAACAAGTACGAATGCGACCAGATTAACTTCGATTTTTATATCCGCTACAAAACGCTGGACCTGTGGGCGCGTTATCAGGATTTCCAGCTCCGTGTCCGTAACGCCATTATCAAACGCCAGTCCCTTGATTTAATCATGGCCGGTTTTAACGGCGTGAGGCGTGCCGAAACCTCTGACCGCAGCAGCAATCCGATGCTGCAGGATGTGGCGGTCGGCTGGCTGCAGAAATACCGCAATGAAGCCCCGGCGCGCGTGATGAGCAAGGTCACTGACGAGGAAGGTCACACGACCTCTGAGGTTATCCGCGTGGGTAAGGGCGGTGATTATGCCAGCCTTGACGCACTGGTGATGGATGCGACCAACAACCTGATTGAGCCGTGGTATCAGGAAGACCCTGACCTTGTGGTGATTGTGGGACGTCAGCTACTGGCGGACAAGTATTTTCCCATCGTCAACAAGGAGCAGGACAACAGCGAAATGCTGGCCGCTGACGTCATCATCAGCCAGAAACGCATCGGTAACCTGCCGGCGGTACGCGTCCCGTACTTCCCGGCGGATGCGATGCTCATCACGAAGCTGGAAAACCTGTCCATCTACTACATGGATGACAGCCATCGCCGCGTGATTGAGGAAAACCCGAAACTCGACCGCGTGGAGAACTACGAGTCAATGAACATTGATTACGTGGTGGAAGACTACGCCGCCGGTTGTCTGGTGGAAAAAATTAAGGTCGGTGATTTCTCCACACCGGCTAAGGCGACCGCAGAGCCGGGAGCGTAACCGATGACGAGTCCCGCACAGCGCCACATGATGCGGGTCTCGGCAGCGATGACCGCGCAGCGGGAAGCCGCCCCGCTGCGACATGCAACTGTCTATGAGCAGATGCTGGTTAAGCTCGCCGCAGACCAGCGCACACTGAAAGCGATTTATTCAAAAGAGCTGAAGGCTGCGAAAAAACGCGAACTGCTGCCGTTCTGGTTGCCGTGGGTGAACGGTGTGCTTGAGCAGGGCAAAGGTGCACAGGATGACATTCTGATGACGGTCATGCTGTGGCGTCTGGATACCGGCGATATTGCCGGTGCGCTGGAGATTGCCCGTTATGCCCTGAAGTACGGTCTGACCATGCCGGGTAAACACCGTCGCACCCCGCCGTACATGTTCACCGAGGAGGTGGCGCTCGCGGCCATGCGCGCCCACGCTGCCGGTGAGTCTGTGGATCCCCGCCTGCTGACGGACACCCTCGAACTGACCGCCACGGCTGACATGCCTGATGAAGTGCGCGCAAAGCTGCACAAAATCACCGGTCTGTTTCTGCGTGACGCTGGTGATGCCGCAGGGGCGCTGGCGCACCTGCAACGTGCGACACAGCTCGACTGTCAGGCAGGCGTCAAAAAAGAGATTGAACGACTGGAGCGGGAGCTGAAACCGAAGCCGGAGCCGCAGCCCAAAGCGGCCACCCGCGCCCCGCGTAAGACCCGGAGCGTGACACCGGCAAAACGTGGACGCCCGAAAAAGAAAGCCAGTTAACAACCGAATGCGCCCCGCGCCAGGGCGGCACGCCGGTCAGTGAGGGTGAATCACCTGACACTGCACCGGCGTCCACCGCCCGACTTTTCAGAGGTAGTCATGATGACGCTGATTATTCCGCGAAAGGAGGCTCCCGTGTCCGGTGAGGGTACGGTGGTCATCCCGCAACCGGCAGGCGACGAGCCGGTGATTAAAAACACGTTCTTTTTTCCCGATATCGACCCGAAGCGCGTCCGGGAACGTATGCGCCTTGAGCAGACCGTCGCCCCCGCCCGTCTGCGTGAGGCCATCAAGTCAGGCATGGCTGAAACGAATGCGGAGCTGTACGAGTACCGCGAACAGAAAATTGCCGCCGGTTTTACGCGTCTGGCTGACGTCCCGGCGGACGACATCGACGGTGAAAGCATCAAAGTTTTTTACTACGAGCGCGCCGTGTGTGCGATGGCGACCGCGTCGCTTTATGAGCGTTATCGCGGCGTGGATGCCAGTGCGAAAGGCGACAAGAAGGCCGACAGCATTGACAGCACCATTGATGAGCTGTGGCGGGATATGCGCTGGGCAGTGGCGCGCATCCAGGACAAGCCACGCTGCATCGTGAGTCAAATCTGATGAAGACCTTTGCGCTACAGGGCGACACGCTCGACGCCATTTGTGTCCGGTATTACGGGCGCACTGAGGGCGTGGTCGAAGCCGTGCTCGCCGCAAATCCGGGACTGGCTGAACTGGGCGCGGTGCTGCCGCACGGCACCGCCGTCGAACTGCCCGACGTTCAGACCGCGCCCGTGGCTGAAACTGTCAATCTGTGGGAGTAACGCATGACAGCAGAAGAAAAAAGCGTCCTGTCGCTTTTCATGATTGGGGTGCTGATTGTTGTCGGCAAGGTGCTTGCCGGTGGTGAACCCATCACCCCGCGTCTGTTTATCGGGCGCATGTTGCTCGGTGGTTTTGTCTCGATGGTTGCCGGTGTTGTTCTGGTGCAGTTTCCTGACCTGTCATTGCCTGCGGTGTGCGGCATCGGCTCCATGCTGGGTATCGCCGGTTAAGGAGGTGACGAAAAATGATGCTCGCGTTAGGTATGTTTGTTTTTATGCGCCAGACGCTGCCACACCAGACCATGCAGCGTGAATCAGATTATCGCTGGCCGTCAAATTCCCGTATCGGCAAACGGGATGCCTTTCAGTTTCTCGGTGTGGGTGAGGAAAACATCACGCTTGCCGGTGTGCTTTATCCCGAACTGACCGGCGGAAAGCTGACGATGACCACGCTCAGGCTGATGGCAGAGGAGGGGCGGGCGTGGCCGTTGCTGGATGGCACCGGCATGATTTACGGCATGTATGTCATCAGCAGGGTGAGTGAAACAGGGAGTATTTTCTTTGCAGACGGCACACCCCGGAAAATTGATTTTACGCTGTCACTCACCCGCGTTGATGAATCACTGGCCGCGCTTTATGGCGATATCGGTATGCCAGCATGCCGCACATGCGCGTACAAGCCGCTATATCACTGACACGACAAAAGAGCGTTATCACCAGTGTCAGAACGTGAATTGCAGCGCCACGTTCATCACTTATGAGTCGGTACAGCGATACATCGTGAAGCCGGGAGAAGTCCACGCCGTAAGGCCGCACCCATTGCCGTCAGGGCAGCAAATTATGTGGATGTAATTACAAACAGAAAGCCCCCTCAGTCGAGGGGGCTTTTTTGTCGATGTGGTCAATGTGTGGACGTGACCAGAAATAAATCCTTTTATTTCATGTGATTAGATATCAAAAAATGTCACCAATAACTGACATTGCGGTGTTTCTCCAGATGTGGCCCATCTGAGGCCGTGTTGGTGCGCAGCTCGAAGGCTACGTCGAGTCTGTTTTGGCAGTCACCTTAAAGTATAGATAGCTGACAAAAAAGGCTCTCGTGCTAAAAAAGGCCCCACTTTCGTGGAGCCTTTATTGTACGCTTTTTACTGTACGATTTCAGTCAAATCTAATTACATAGATTGAGTGAAGGTACGAGTAATAACGTCCTGCTGCTGTTCTTTAGTCAGCGAGTTGAAACGTACTGCGTAGCCAGATACACGGATGGTCAGCTGCGGATATTTTTCCGGGTTTTCCATCGCGTCAAGCAGCATTTCACGGTTCATCACGTTAACGTTCAGGTGCTGACCACCTTCGATGGATGCTTCGTGGTGGAAGTAACCATCCATCAGACCTGCCAGGTTGGTCTTACGAACTTCGTCGTCTTTACCCAGTGCGTTCGGAACGATAGAGAAGGTGTAGGAGATACCATCTTTAGCGTAAGCAAACGGCAGTTTAGCAACGGAAGTCAGAGACGCTACAGCACCTTTCTGGTCACGACCGTGCATCGGGTTAGCACCCGGTCCGAACGGCGCGCCAGCACGACGACCGTCTGGGGTGTTACCAGTTTTCTTACCATACACAACGTTAGACGTGATGGTCAGAACAGACTGAGTCGGGATAGCGTCACGGTAGGTGTGCAGTTTCTGAATTTTCTTCATGAAACGTTCTACCAGGTCAACAGCCAGGTCATCTACACGCGGATCGTTGTTACCAAACTGCGGGTATTCGCCTTCGATTTCGAAGTCGATAGCCAGACCGTCTTCGTCACGAATCGGTTTAACTTTCGCATATTTGATTGCAGACAGGGAGTCAGCAGCAACGGACAGACCAGCGATACCACACGCCATGGTGCGGATAACGTCACGGTCGTGCAGCGCCATCAGAGAGGCT